AAGTTTGTTGATAGGCTTCGTAATAAGTTTTCTAATCTATTTGACCAAGCAATGCGTGTACAAGTGGTATTAAAAGGTATTTGTACAGCAGAAGAATGGGACATAATGAAAGAGAACATTTATTATGATTTCATTAAAGACAACAACTTTACAGAATTAAAAGATGCTGAGTTGATGACTAACCGATTAGGTTTGTTACAGACTATTGACCCATATACAGGCCGATACTTCTCACAGTTATGGATTCAAAGAAATGTTCTACGTTTGTCTGATGATGAGATTGAAGAAATGGATAAAGAAATTGAAATGGAAAAAGAACAAGGACTTGGATTACCAGTTGGTGTTACAAACGATGTGGCACAACAACAAATGATGGCTCAAGTACCGGCACAACCGCAGCATCCAGATGACCAAAAACATGAAATTGCTATGCAGACAAAAGATTTGGCAAAACAACAATCCAAAAGTGATAAATAAATTAATCAGGAGAATAAAATGGAAAAAAGTATAATCGATTACGCAATGGATGAAGATGGTGTTCAATTTAGAAATGCACTATACACTTCTATTCAAGATAAAGTGTCTGCTCATATTGAAGCGGCTAAACAAAGTCTTGCTAAAAATTTGATTGTTCCACAAGAAGAATCTCAAGAAGAATCTGAAGAATAGATAAATAAATTAACAGGATAAAAAATGGCAATCGCAAACAGCACACAAATACTAGTTGATTCAAATAAACGAACCGTTATTAAACGGATTGGTGTTATTGACTCTGATGAATCACTTACTGTTATTATTGATCCAAGAGCATTGTCTGGAGCTTTAAACGCTAACAATTTGCCATATTATTCTGGTAATACTGTTGCTTCTGGTTTTGCTAATTCTGCGTTTACTATTTCAAGAGTGATTGCTTGTGTTGATGCTGAAGTTGGACACCTACAATTACAATGGCAAGGTACGTCAGCAAGTCAAACCATTTATGCTTTTGGTGTTGGTAATGTAGACACAAATCCACAATATCAATTGCCAGCAATTACAAACAATGCAGTTGGTCCTACAGGTAATGTTGTTCTTAAAACTGTTGGTACTACTGCCAATGCTGCTTATACATTAATTATTGAGTTACATAAAGACAATAGATTCTTTGATGCTGGTTGGGGTCGTGATCCTGCCGCATTTAACTACGGTGAATATAGTATTACTCCTCACACATAGGCCAATTATGAAACTCATTAAAGAAATAAACGATAACGTAAACTATACTTACCTAGAAGAAGCTAATGGTAAGAAATCTTTACATATTGAAGGACCTTTTTTAGTTGCTGAAACTAAAAATAAAAATGGTCGTTTGTATGAATTTAATACTATGAAAAAAGAAGTAAGCCGTTATACAAATGAATATATTAACAAAAGCCGAGCATTTGGTGAATTAGGACATCCTGAATCACCTTCTATTAATCTTGACCGTGTATCACACATGATTGTAGGATTAAGAGAAGATGGTAATCAATGGATTGGCAAAGCAAAAATATTAGATACACCAATGGGAAACATTGCACGAAGCTTAATTGAAGGCGGTGCTCAATTAGGTGTATCTTCAAGAGGCATGGGTTCATTGAAGAACGTCAATGGCGTTAATGTAGTTCAACCCGATTTCTATCTAGCCACAGCGGCAGATATTGTAGCAGACCCTTCCGCACCTGGCGCTTTTGTACAGGGTATTATGGAAGGTAAAGAGTGGATGTTAGTCAATGGTGTTTGGACAGAACAATATGTTGAAGAAGCCAAAAGAGAAATTAAGAAGGCTTCAAAGAAAGATATTGAAAAAGTAAGTCTACACATTTTTGAAAACTTCATGAAAAAACTTTAAATATAAATATCCAATATAAATCAAGGAGATTTTCAAAATGGCAAATTTTAATTTATCTGACGCCGCTAAAAACATTCTGTTAGGCGAAGATTCAAAATCGATTCAAACATCTACTACTTCTGGTAAAAGACCTGAAGGCGGTAAACTACCTACATCCGTTGTAGCTGGTCAACAAGACGTAGGTAAAATTGGAGATGGTCCACAAACTATGGGTGATGCAAATCCAAACTATACTGCAGGCACACCATCTGCTACTCCTCCAGGTGCTACACCTCCTGTAGGTTCTGAGCCAATGAAGAAGTTAGCTCCACAACCAGGTCAAGGTAGTGCTGCAACTCCAGCACAAGCTGCTGCAACTGATTACTCTGCTATTCGTGACCGTATTGCCGGTAAACGTGCTGCTCAGATGATGACACCAAATCCAGGTGCCACATTCCAATCTTATGGTGAAGAAACTGAATCTGATGAAGAAGAAGTCATTGAAGAAGAAAAAGAAGGCCATGAAGATGCTGCAGAAGATAAAAAATTAATCAAGAAAATGATTAGCAAGGAAAAAATGAAAGAAGATATGGATGCTTTACTTTCTGGTGAAAATCTATCAGAAGAATTTGTAACCAAAGCCACTACAATTTTTGAAGCTGCCGTTATTGCTCGTGCAGAAGAAGTTATTTCTGAAGCAGAAGAACAGTTAATGGAAGAATTTGAAATTGCTGTTGAAGCAATCAAAGAAGATTTGGCTGCTAAAGTCGATGGTTACCTAAACTACATGGTAGAAGAATGGATGAAAGACAATGAAATTGCCATCCAGTCTGGTCTAAAGGCAGAAATCACAGAAGAATTCCTAACTGGTTTAAGAGATTTATTCATTGAACACAACATTGATATTCCTGAAGATAAGGTAGATATTGTTGAAGAATTGGCAGCTCAATTAGAAGCTACTGAAGCCGTTCTAAATGAAGAAATTGCTCGTGGTATTGAACTATCACAAGCATTAAACGAACAGAAAAAAATTGAGGCTATCTACACAGCGTGTGAAGGCCTGACGCAAACTCAAGTAGAAAAAATGAAGTCGCTCGCAGAGGGTGTAGACTTTACTACTGAGGAAGAGTTTACAACTAAGCTTGATACTTTGAAAGAATCATATTTCAAAGCTGATGTGAAAGTTGCAACTACTGATGCTTTAGATGACGAAGTGTTACTCGAAGAAGAAAAGAAGTCTATCAAGTCTTCCAATTCTGAAATCGACTATTATGCAAAATCAATTTCACAGACTTTGGTAAAATAATAAATAAAATACCAAAACAAGATACCTAATAAGGAGAAATAAATGTATCTAACCGAAGAATTATCAAAAACTTGGGCACCAGTTCTGGATCATCCAGAATTAGAGCCTATTAAAGATCCGTACAAGCGTGCAGTTACTACTGTAATCCTTGAAAATCAACGTCAAGCTATGGCTCAAGACCGTCACCAGTTAAACGAAACTTTAACTGATACTGGTCCTACAAACTTAGCTGGTGGTGTTCAAAACTTTGACCCAATCTTGATTTCTTTAGTACGCCGTTCATTACCTAACTTAATCGCTTATGACGTTGCTGGTGTACAACCAATGACTGGTCCTACAGGATTAATTTTTGCAATGCGTGCACGTTATGCAAGTCAATCTGGTGCTGAAGCTTTCTACAATGAGGCAAACACAGTATTCTCAGGTACTAAATCTACCAATAACCCATACGGTTTCCAAGGTACATTAGCAACTGATACTGCAAACACATTCCAAAACGTAACTTCTGGTGCAACTACTTCTGGTATTGCATTCCCAACAGCTAACGCTGAGTTGTTAGGTTCTGAGTCTGGTGCTGAATTTGCTCAAATGGCTTTTACAATTGACAAAGTTACTGTTACTGCTCAATCCCGTGCTCTAAAGGCAGAGTATTCTTTAGAACTAGCACAAGACTTAAAAGCAATTCATGGTCTTGATGCTGAAACAGAATTGTCAAACATTCTGTCTACAGAAATTCTTGCTGAAATTAACCGTGAAGTTATTCGTACAATCTATACTTGTGCTGTTGCTGGTGCTCAGTATGGTACTACTACTGCTGGTTATTTTGACTTAGATACTGACTCTAACGGTCGTTGGTCTGTTGAGCGTTTCAAAGGCTTAATTTTCCAAATTGAACGTGATGCTAACGTAATTGCTAAACAAACTCGTAGAGGTAAAGGTAACGTTCTTATCGTTTCTTCTGACGTAGCTTCTGCAATGGCAATGGCTGGTGTATTGTCTTATACACCTGCTCTACAAACCGACTTACAAGTAGATGATACAGGTAACACATTTGCTGGTTTGTTACATGGCCGAATCAAAGTTTATATCGACCCATATTTTGGTGGTTATACTGCTAATCAAGAACTCGTAACTATTGGTTACAAAGGTTCTTCACCATATGATGCTGGTATTTTCTATTGCCCATACGTTCCTCTCCAAATGGTTCGTGCTGTTGACCAGTTCACATTCCAACCTAAGATTGGATTCAAGACTCGTTACGGCATGGTTGCTAACCCATTTGCAAAAGGTTTAACTTCTGGTACAGGCACATTAGATGCACGTACCAACGTTTACTATCGTTTGTTTGGCGTTAAGAACTTGATGTAATCAAATCACCATAGAGTGATATTTTATAGAGACCTCTTCGGAGGTCTCTTTTTTTATGGCCTAAATACCTGTATGACTGTACTTACTAGAGCCCCTCAGAATACGAACTATTTACAACCGTCGAAGTTTCTTTTAAGCTTTGACAGGATGCCTACTGTTCAATATTTTTGCCAAGAAGTAAATCTACCTGGAGTTTCAATGGGACAAGCTCCTATTAATACTCCAATGTTGGACATATATGCTCCTGGTAATAAATTAACTTATAATGACCTTACTGTTTCTTTTACAGTAGATGAAGGATTAGTTGGTTGGAAAGAAATATATAATTGGTTCAGAGCAATGGGAGCACCAACAGGATTTGAAGATAGAAATAGATTATCTGAATTACAAAGTAAAAGAACCACAAGTCCTAAAAGTTATTCTAATGCCACATTAACAATACTATCGGCCTTAAATAATCCTTTGATGAGAGTTACCTATTATAATGCTTTCCCTTTATCATTATCAGACATTCAATTTGATACCAAAACAGATGCCAACGATATCCTTACGGCTAGTGCCACTTTTAACTACGATTACTTTGAATTCACAGCAGCTTGACACGATAACATAAGTCATGTTATAATGTAGATTTGGTGTTAAATTATTGAAAATATTATGGAAAATCTAGAACAAGTATTAAAGTATTGGGAAATAGACGCAGACATGGACCAGACAGAGCCTGGCAAAGAACTGCTGAAGATACCTAAACTACACAACAAATACCTCAGTATACTCACAAAGCATAAAATAGCCTCAAAGAAGGCACACTTTGATTATCTCCGTATGCGGAAGATTAAATGGGAATACTATACAGGTAAAATGTCCAAAGAAGAACTGGATGAATATGGATGGACTCCATTTCAGTTTACTCTTAAATCGGATATCACCACCTATCTGGAAGCAGACGGAGACCTAATCAAGTTGCTTGAGAAGAAGGTGTATCATGAAGAAACGGTATCTGTAATTGAATCTATTATGAATGAATTAAAACAAAGAACATGGCAGCTTCGTGATTTTATATCATGGGAAAAGTTTATCGGTGGACAATAAAGAACACTTAACCATCTCCAAAGTAAATGAGGTATATGCCAAAATAGAATGTGAGAAACACATTGCTAAAGAGGTATCAGAATACTTCACATTCTTTGTTCCTGGATATACCTTTGTTCCAGCCTATCGCAATAAGATATGGGATGGAAAGATAAGGTTGTTTGATTCTAGAAACTCTCAAATCTATATGGGTCTTATTGGTAATGTAGAGGAGTTTTGTCAAGAACGTGATTACACATTTACACATAACTTTGTTGATGATGAGTATTCATCATACCATGCCAAAAAATTCATAAGTGAATTACAAATCCACGCTCGTGGCGAACCAATTGAAGTAAGAGAACATCAAATAGAAGGTTATATTCATGCCATGCGTAAGCGCAGAGTATTGTTACTATCTCCTACAGCTTCAGGTAAGTCATTAATCATTTATCTTATCTTTCGTCAATTACAACAATATCAAAATCTCAAAGGCCTTGTTATCGTTCCAACCACATCATTGGTTGAACAGTTGTATTCAGACTTTGCCGATTACAATAATGATAACATGGAAGAACATTTACACAGAGTATATCAGGGTAAAGACAAAGAGTCAAGCAAACCTTTAATAATTTCCACATGGCAATCTTTATATAAATTACCTAAAGAATACTTTCATCAATTTGATTATGTGATAGGTGATGAGGCACATCTATTCAAAGCACAGTCACTTACTACTATACTTACGGCTTGTATCAATGCCAAGTATCGTGTAGGTCTTACAGGTACTTTAGATGGTACTAAAACTCATAAACTTGTATTAGAAGGTTTATTTGGACCTGTAAACAAAGTAATCACAACCAGAGAATTGATTGATAAGAACCAGGTGTCTAATTTTGAAGTTAAATGCCTCATATTAAAACATCCAGATGAGAAGTGTTTAGAGTATAAAGATAAAACTTACCAAGAAGAAATACAGTATCTAATTTCAAATGAGGTTAGGAATAAATTTATTAAGAATCTTGCAGTTAGCCTAGGTAAAAATACATTAATACTCTATCAAATGGTTGACAAGCATGGTAGAATCCTGTATGATATGATAAAGGATACAGAGAAGATTGGCAATAGAAAAGTTTTCTTTGTATATGGTGGAACTGATACTAATGACCGTGAAGAAATTAGAAGAATTATGGAAATTGAAAACGATGCAATTGTAGTTGCTTCTTATGGTACGTTTAGTACGGGTATTAATATTAGAAATTTACATAATATTATATTTGCAATGCCAACTAAATCTACAATTAGAACATTACAGAGTATTGGTAGAGGCCTCAGGCAAAGTGAAGGTAAAGAGCAAGCAACTCTTTACGATATTGCTGATGACCTTAGATACAAAAAACATATGAATTATACCTTAAAACATTTCGTGGAAAGAACTAAGATATATAATGATGAGCAGTTCCCTTTCAAAATATACAAGATTGGATTAAAAAATGCTTGAACATAAAACACAAGTAATAAAATTACAGAATGGGGAAGATTTGATTGCCAATGTTTCTATTGAT